GCTGGTGTGGAGGGTGTGCGTATTCAATCTTCTGCAGGTCTCATTGCAGCCTTGCTTGCTCGAAACGTCGGTATTCCGAGTAATCGGGGTGTGGTTGATTTAGAGATGTTACCGACTATTGCTGTTAATCGTGTGATAAACACTTGTTTTAGGAGCGATTGGGAGGAAATATTGCAACGTCACATGAACACTGGTCTTTGGCAACCCAATGAAGAGGACATTGTTGATTATTTGGACGGGGTGGACGAAAGCAAGGTCAAGGTGATGTTGAATGAATTTTTTTGTGAAGGTCATGTAACACTGGATAGATGGAATTTGATGGCAAAGGGCAAGATTAAACCATCACGAGAAGTAGGAAATGAATCCAAGGTGGATCATTCGCAGACAATTATGTTTTTGGAGAATGGTAGTACTAATGCCATGTATTCAGCAATGACTAGAAGGTTCAAAAAATGTTTGGATGAATGTATGCTTCCTGAGGTCAAGCTTAATCCACAATGGTCTGATGAGGAAAGCGAAAATTGGTATAATGAGCGTGAGCCTGGACGACGTGCAGCGGGTGAAACTTACACTTATAGCGTCGATAGCAAGGCCTTTGATCGTTCTCAGGAGCATGCAATTTTACGACCTGAGTTGGAATTGTTGAGGAGAATGGGGTTGAATCAACGCACTTATGACATTTGGATTCAAACACATGGCTTGAAGAAGGCCATGTCCATGGCCTTTGGTATAGTAGCGAATATTGTTCTGACTGGTGTATCGGGTCTTTGGAAGACTTTGTTGCGAAATGGTTTGGCAACTCTTTTTTCATTGGTTATTTCAGCTGATCTGCATCGGGGGGATGTTGTTGCTCTGGAGATTAAGGGTGATGATGTTGAGGCCGAATTTAGCCGCCCAGTGAAGGTTGAGACCGCGGTTGAACGTATGAGCTTGTCTTTCAATTTGACATCGAAGTTCAATACCACGTCTGTCAGATATTTTTGCAAGAAATTCCGTGTCAAGGTTTGTGGAAGATGGGTGGAAGTGGCTGATCCATGGCCAAAGATTCAATCTATATGCGCTCCCATTGTTCATGTTAGCCCAGAGGTGCCTATGATTGAGCGATGGATGTCTTTACGATCGGGTTTACGTCATTATGACAATGAGTTGGTGGTGGCTGCAGCTGCGGAGGCTGCTATGGTTTTTTATGGCTTAGATAAACCGTTGTATGGAATGGCTAGGGCTTTAGCGCGGTTGAAGGATGATAAGAACGCATTTATGGGTTTTTATGGTCCTCCAGAGTTGGTTTATTAATGAGTTATTATTGTTTGGTTTAAAAAAAAAAAAAAAAAAAAAAAAAAAAAAAAAAAAAAAAAAAAAA